CAGCAGCTCCTATGTTAAGCGTGATAGGAGATGGATCTGAGGTAGTAGTTACAGTAGGAGACCCTGCTACACCTAAGTCTAATTCTTTTAGACAGGTTATAGGACAAACAGATAAAACATTTGATGCTAGACTAGCTGTTGAAAACTTTAAGGTTGTACCTTCAGGCTATACAGTTATTTTATCTCAGAAGAAATTTATGTTCTTAGAAAGCAGCAACAATAACTTAAAATATTGGTTGGCGCTTGAGCGTTCATCAGTTATTGGAGAATAAAGATGGGAGAAGATCAACTAGAAGTAACTATCCGTGAAGCACAGAATGGCTGGGTAGTTGAATTAAACCGTGAAGGTGAGACAATGGAGTACATTTTCACAAGACCTAATCCAGCTATCAACTTGGTTAGGAAAGTAATGAAGGGAGAACTAGACCCTTTTGGAGGAGACGATGAGTAGTTTGACACCAGTAGTACCTGATTTCACAGTTAAGAAAACTGTGATGACTACAACAGGAGAAAGAAAGTGGGTTGAGATGAATAATGCTAATCTTTTCGACGGCAAGCGTGTCGTTGTTTTTGGTTTGCCTGGAGCATTTACACCTACATGTTCAAGCCAGCAATTGCCTGGTTATGAACAAGCGTATTCTCAATTTAGAGATGCAGGTATTGACGACATTTATTGTGTTACAGTAAATGATTCTTTTATTTGCCGTGAATGGGAAATAGATCAAAATTTAGTTAATGTAAAAATTATTCCTGATGGTAGCGCAGAGTTTACAGTTAAAATGGGTATGGATGTTCGTAAAGACAATCTAGGGTTTGGAATTAGATCTTGGAGATACGCAGCTATTATAGACGATGGACATGTTATTCAAGAATTTGTAGAGCCTGGCTTCGCAGACAATTTTGAAGGCGACCCATATGATATAAGTGCACCTGACAATGTTTTAGATAATGTTAAGGCCTATGGATGGCCTAGCAAGTATGAACAAGGCGTAGATGCTAACGGTAGTCCAACTACTGAAGGTAAGCAAATTAATCTAGAGTTCTCAGAAACGACAGATGTTAAGGAGACTTTTTCCTAGACCTTTTTACCCTCGGAAAAAGTGGCCAAGATTTTGGAGCAAAAAAAGTTCGCCTAATTTGGAGATGATATGACGACAACACCTGAACAGTTTTTATGGGTAGAGAGATACAGACCCAGGTTAATACAAGATTGTGTATTACCCGAAAGTGTCAAGAAACAATTTGCACAGTTTATTAAGAAAGGTGAGATACCTAACCTATTACTGTCAGGTACTGCAGGTACTGGAAAAACAACTATTGCTCGTGCTTTATGTAATGAGCTAGATTGTGATTATATCATTATTAATGGTAGTGATGAAGGTAGGCAGATTGACACTCTAAGAACTAAAATTAGGCAATTTGCCTCAGCTGTCTCTTTTGAGGGTAAGACTAAGGTTGTTATTCTTGATGAGGCTGACTATATGAATAGAGATAGTGTACAACCAGCCCTTAGAGGGTTCATAGAAACATTCTCTGAGAACTGTAGGTTTATATTTACATGTAACTATGCTAATAAGCTAATAGAACCCTTACACAGCAGGACTACTGTTATAGACTTTAAATTAGCACCCTCAGATCGCCCTGTATTAGCCGCTAAGTTTATGGATAGAATGAAGTATATCCTTGATACAGAAGGCGTAGACTATCAAGAAAAGGTGCTTGCTGAGCTCCTAATGAAGTACTTTCCTGACTATAGAAGGGTGCTAAATGAGCTACAGAGGTACTCAGCAGGGGGTATTATAGATGAGGGTATACTAAGTAACTTCCAGGAAGTAAATGCTAAGGCGCTTATAGAGAGCCTCAGGGGAAAAGACTGGCGTAAGATGAGACAATGGGTGGCAAACAATGTAGACACAGACCCTCAGGCTATATTCCGTCAGATATACGATATACTACTTCCAGAGGTTAAGAGTCCTGCTCGCTTAGTACTAGATATTGCAGATTATCAGTATAAGGCAGCTTTTGTAGCAGATCAGGAGATTAATTTAACTGCTTGTCTAACACAGATTATGGTTGATTCGGAATTTAAATAATGGCTAAAGACGCTTGGATTCAAGTTAGAGTAGAAAAGGCTAAAAGAGAAGAAATAAAGAAAGAAGCCGCTAAAAGAAAAATGTCTGTATCTCAATTAATGTTGGAGGGATACGAAACATTAAAGGAGGGTAAGTATATTGACTTTAAGTAAATTGTGGAAATTATGGTGTATGTCGTTAGGCGAGAAAGCTAGCGACGATTCAACAGAAGCAGATGCAGTAGCAGTTATGAGAACTATCGTTGTTCTTGTTAATTTCTTCACCTGTTTCTTTATTATCTCAGGAGTATTAAGACATTGGTAGACTCAATATTAGAAGGTTTCGGTGAGCCAGTCGAAGATATAAATGAAGAAGATTTCCAAGAGAAACTTAAAAAGATATCTCCTTTTGATTACGCTAACAGCATTTACACAAAAGATAACATTATAGTAGATGAAAGGACAGAAAAAGAATACAATCCTTTTATGGTAAATCGTGCAATGGGTATGGGTAAAGATACTTGTATTGCAGCTAATGAAATGAATTCGAGACACCACTTAGATAATAAAATGCAGTATGATTTCCTTATGGATGTTGTAAGAGAAGGCAAACGATTTAATAAGTGGCTTAAAAATGACGAAGAAAATATAGAGGCAATACAAAAGTTTTTTGGCTATTCTTTAATTAAAGCAAAACAGACCCTTAGTCTGTTAAATGATACACAAATTGATCTCATAAAAATACATTTGAAGTCTTCTAAAGGTGGAAAAGTATAAATACCTGTATAACTTAATTATTATTTAAGACATTACAGGCATATTGAGAATGAGTGATCAAGAGAATTACTTTAACATAGACTATCCAGGGTATTCACCTTTAGAAGTTACCTTAAACGACCCAGAAGATTTTTTGAAGGTTAGGGAAACATTGTCTCGAATTGGAGTAGCATCGAAAAAGGACCAAGTCCTTTATCAGTCTTGCCATATATTACACAAGAAAGGTAGATACTTTATAACACACTTTAAAGAACTATTTGCTCTTGATGGCAAGGAAGCAGACTTCCAGGATAACGATTTACAACGCAGAAATACTATTGCTAAACTTCTCCAAGATTGGGGTTTGGTAAAAATATTAGGCGAAGTAGAAGATTTAGCTCCATTGAGTCAAATCAAAATTATATCGTTTAAAGAGAAAGGTGAGTGGGAGCTAATCCCCAAATACAATATTGGAAAGAAAGTTAAATAAAAACCAGATAGAAGCACTTCAGCTAATAAAGACAGAACAGGATAATGTTGGACCGGGTTTCTGCGTGCTAAAATGGTATCACCAAGAAATGCACTTAGGCACTGGTAGAGCACACTCTTGTTATCATTGTCCTACACACCAAATACCCTTAGGTTCAGACTTACATAACACAAATCACAAAGTAGAAAAGAGAGCAGAGATGTTGCAAGGCAACAGACCTTCAGAGTGCTCTTATTGTTGGGATGTCGAAGATCTTGGATTGATTTCTGATAGACAAACTCTTGCAGTACAATTTTTTAAACATAATCGTAATATAGTAGACGAGGCAGTAGATGCTGGAACAGGTTATGTTTATCCTAAGTATCTAGAAATATCGTTTACTAATAAATGTCAAATGGCATGTAGTTATTGTGGTCCTGTTTTTAGCACAACATGGGAAAAGGAAATAGAAGAACACGGTCCTTACAAATTATCTAAAGACTATAATTCAATTCATACTCCTCAAATAGAAAACTCTCCATACATAACCAGGTTTTGGAAATGGTTTCCACAGGCATATGAACACTTATTTGTTCTTAGAGTTACAGGTGGTGAGCCTTTATTAGATAAGAACACATATAAGTTACTCCAATATGTAAAAGACAACCCAAGAAAAGGATTAACATTCCATTGTAATTCTAATCTTATGGTTTCAGAAAATAGAGTAAAAAAGTATATAGGTTTGGTTAAGGATATTCCTAATACAAAACTTTATGCTAGCATTGATTCATGGGGTAAACAGGCAGAGTACATTAGACATGGATTAGATGTTTCTCACTTTGAACAAAATTTACATAGATTATTGGCTAACGGAATACCAGTAGGAATAATGAATACATATAATTTCTTATCTATTCCTAATACCGAAGAGTTCATATTTAAAATGGCAGAACTTAAAAATACTTATGGTGATCTAATTACAATAGACATGCCTTTTATGGTAGAGCCAGACCACCTTTCAGCACAAATCTCAGACGACTCTCATATAAGTATAATGGAGAAGGATTTAAAAACTATGGAAAGTTATCCTCAGTTTTCTACAGGCGAGATAGAAAAATTTAGAAAAACTGTAGGATGGATAAAGGCAAATAGATTTAAAGATTTAGAACTGCTAAAACATAGAAGAGATTTTTGGCATTTTGTATATGAGCATGATAAAAGAAGAGGCACAGATTTTAAAGCTGCCTTTCCTAATTTAGGATTTGAAAATGAAACATGAGATGGGTGAAAATAAATTATATTCAATTAATAATCCGTTATTAATGACAATAGATGATTTCTTACCAGAAGAAGTAGTAGATCTATTATCCTCAGATATTGAGGAACATTGTATATTTAAAGATGCCCAAGTATCTACAGATGATGGTACAGGTGAAAAATCTAATTTAAGAACAAATGAAACATCTAGTCTCCATTATCTACAATCCGAAGGAGCTAGAATATTTTTAGACGCAGCCTCAGCTTCGTTAAGATTAAATCCAGCTCAAGCAGAACCTATATCAGTTATTAAATATAAAAAGGGTCAACAATTTGAACCTCACATGGATGCTTTTGGAGATGATAAATTAAATGCTTATTCTCCTCAAGCAGGCAATAGAATAGCAACAGCAATATTATATTTAAATGATGTACAACATGGAGGGGAAACAGATTTTCCTAACATGAAAATTACAATACCAGCCAAGAAAGGAAGAGTAGTATTGTTTTCTAATTGCCACATGGGCACAACTCAGCCTCTTGAATTGTCAATGCACGCAGGATTGCCAGTTATTCGAGGAGAAAAAACAGCAGTTAACTTGTGGTTTAGATCGGGTGTTTACGATAATAATATGTACCAAAAATGGTTAGAACAGCAGCAGAGTGTATAAATAGTATTGATACGCCGGAAGGGTATCATATTTTAATCTTGCTAAATAATAGGAGAAAACAATGGTAAGCATAAACACGACAAATTGGAACGATTTCGTTTCAGCATTCCCACAAATAGAAAGTAGACTAATTGGATTTGACAGAGTCTTTGACGCTGTTCAAAGAGTCAATACCACCGAGGCTAACTTCCCACCTTATAATATTAAAAAAATAGACGATGAGAATTATGAAATTCAAATTGCTCTTGCAGGCTTTTCAAAGTCTGAACTTGATATTACTGTGGAAGACGGTAATCTAATCGTCAAAGGTGAACAGGCAGAGACTTCTAAAACAGAATATTTGCACAAAGGAATTGCAGAACGCAATTTCACAAGAACATGGTCTTTAGCAGATACTGTTAAAGTGTCAGGTTCTGAATTGAAGGACGGAGTATTAACAATTAATTTGGTAAACAAAATTCCAGAAGAATTAAAACCTCAGTCTATTAAAATTAAATAATTAAAACAGGAGATAAGGAGTATGGCTACAAACATACAAATCGTTAAACTTACAACAGGTGAAGACTTGATTGGAGACATTACAGAAGAGGAAATTGATGGTAGAGGTTTTCTACTTATCAAAAAACCAGCTATTATTATGATTATGCCTAAACCTGGAAGTGAAACTGATTATACTGTAGGGCTAGCTCCTTACGCTCCATTTGCAAAAGATCACAAAGTACCAATCTTTCCAGCTCATGTTGTTTCAGTCTACGATCCAGGAAAAGAAATGTTAAACACATATAATACAAAATTCGGTTCTGGAATTGTAACACCTGACTTTATAAATAAAAAGGTGTTGAACGAGACAATAAAAGGAAAGTAAATGTATGAATATAGAGTTAAGATCGTAAAGGTCGTAGATGGGGACACAGTAGATGTGGATATCGACTTGGGGTTTGGAGTCTGGCTTAAGAAACAAAGGGTCAGGTTATTCGGTATCGACACACCGGAAAGTAGAACCCGTGACCTCGTTGAAAAAAGATTTGGAAACATGGCGAAAGATTATCTTAAAAGTAGATTATCAAGTGGAGCTATACTCGGAACAAGGCTTGATAAAAAAGGCAAATTTGGACGGATACTTGGTGAATTTTTTGTGTTAGATAATGAGGGCCATCCTCAATTTGAAGTTAAAGTGAATGTAAACGAGGAATTGATTGCTAAACATCATGCCGTTGCATACCACGGACAATCTAAAGAAGAAATAAAAGAAGCACATTTGGTTAATAGGACCTTTTTTGAATAAAGTCCTTGACTCTTAGTCAGTAAGAGTGCATAATGTGTATATTATGTTTAAGGTGTTGTTATGAATTTTTATACTTATGCGAGACATTATGGAAATGATATACTTTTCCGTGGTGTAAAAAATGGTAAGCGATTTACTGCAAGGCATGAATTTCAGCCTACTCTGTTTGTTAAGAGTAAAGAAAAATCTAAGTACAAAAGTATCTTTGGTGAGAATGTATCACCTATAAAGTTCCCCACAAATAAGGAGGCAACTGCCTTCTTTGACAGTTACAAAGATGTAGAAAATTTTCCAATATTTGGACAAAACTATTACGCATACCAATATATCACCGAGAACTATCCTGGTGAGATACAATGGGATGCTAATGAGATGTTAATCTATTCTATCGATATTGAAACAACATCGGAAGGTGGATTTCCTAATGTAGACTCCCCTAGTGAGAAAGTTCTAGTTATCACACTTCAAAACAACAACACCAAGAAGATAACAACTTTTGGCCTGGGGGAGTTTACGCCTACTAAAGAAACAAATCATTTAGATATTGACTATCAAGGTTTTGACACAGAAGAACAACTATTAGATACTTTCCTCACTTGGTGGCAGGATAATTGTCCTGATATTATTACAGGTTGGAACAGTAATTTATTTGATATGCCTTATCTTATTACAAGAGTTCAACGAGTATTAGGTGAGAATGAACATAAAAGATTCTCTCCTTTTAAATTAATTAACAAGCGTCCTATTAGATTTGCTAATCGTGAGATGACAGCATTCGAGATTACAGGTGTTGCACAATTAGACTATTTGGACTTATATAAGAAGTTTACTTATGTGACTCGAGAGTCTTACAAACTAGACTTTATTGCAGAAACAGAACTAGGTAAGAATAAACTAGAGTCTGGCTTTGACACATTTAAAGAGTTTTATGACGGAGATTGGAATAGGTTTGTAGAATATAATATTATTGATACAGTTATTGTCGACGAACTAGAAGACAAGATGAAACTTATTGAACTTGCTATTACAATGGCCTATGACGCTAAGTGTAATTATAATGATGTATTCTCAGCTGTTAGAACCTGGGATAGTTTATTATATAATCATCTATGGGAAAAGGACATTGTTATTCACCAAGGTGGTGGTAGAAAGGATAGACAAATTGAAGGTGCGTTTGTACAGGAACCTAAACCTGGCAGTTATGAATGGGTGGCTAGTTTCGATGCTACAAGTCTATATCCTAGTATTCTAATGCAACACAATATGAGTCCTGAGACTATTGTTCCTGGGTTTAAATATAATGTTAGCGTTGACGATCAACTGGACAGATATCAGTTAGACAAGTTAAAAGAAAAGAACTATACTATGGCAGGCAATGGCTCTTGTTATACAAGAGAAAAGAAAGGTCTGTTTCCTGAGATTGTACAAAAGTTTTTTAATGATAGATTAAAATATAAGAAGTTGATGCAGAAGGCACAGAAAGATTTCCAAGAAACAGGTGCCCTACATCACAAGAACGAGATAAGTAAATATAACAACTTTCAGATGGCTCGTAAGATTCAATTAAACAGTTTATATGGTGCCCTGGCTAATCAGTATTTTAGATTCTATGATGATAGAATTGCAGAAGGTATTACAATGTCGGGACAATTAGTTATCCGAGATACAGCTAAGGCTTTGGACAAGTATATGAACAAAGTATGTGGCACAGAAGATGAGATGTATTCTTTT